GGGAGTCTGCTAAGTTAGAGTAGAAGTCGGTATCAGCTTCTTCACCATCGTCTAGGTCTTCAACTATAGCACTACCGTCTTCCAACTCGGTAACTTCCCCCATGAGTTCAGTAGAGGGAATAGGTTCGTCGGTGAGATTTTCAGACTTAGGCATATCAGCGTCCCGATTGAATTGCTAGAATTATAGCGCGAAGTTGCTCCGGCGTTTCGATTTTGTTTGGTGAGACACTTCCACCATGGGCGAAGTTCTGTTCTGGGAACTGATCTAAGTACCGAGTCAGTTCAGCATCGGTAGCGTAATGGCCAAGTGCTTCGGCGCGTTTGCCCGACATCGGTATCAGCCCTGTATTCTGCAAGTCACCCACGTCGCTCCACTTGCCAGACTTCACGAAGTCTTGCACGAAAGGCTGATACTCATCCGCGGGTTTGAGGTTGCCTTTACCCTTGATTTGGACGATCTTAGGTTGAACTTCACTTTCTGGGTAAATCTTAGATGCTTGACTCAACGCTTCTTCTGGTGTCTTACCCTCGTCTATCAGCCTTTGTTGTAAGAATCCAAGTTGAGCGTTCCTCTTTTCTGGAGTTAGTGTTGCCGAAGGCTTCACTTCCACCGTCACATGAGGCTGTCCCTTTGCATCCCTCAGCGAGTAGATACGCGACTTGCCTGAAGCTACGTCATCACAGTAGCCTCCCACGCAGTGACCCATCGTGTCACCTTCGTATTTGAGGGCGTCTTGGAGAGCTTGATACTGTTCCTTTTCGTATTTCTCCGCATCGAACATGTCATCTACCGAGCTTTCCGCCGTCGTAGGTTTCTTTTCAGCTTTCAACTCCACCCACTTCAACCCTTTAGGATTGTTCTCCGGATACTCTTTGTGCAATACGGTTGCCGCGTTGTTAGCCTTCGCTTGATCCGCTTCGGCCTGTAAAGCTGCTCGCCACTTGTTGATAGCATCCACGCGCTCTACGGCTTGGGGCACGGACACCTTGTCCAGTCGGTCGACAGGGAACTGCAAGTGGCGAGGGAGCCCTGATTCAGGATTGATCGCGTTGCTGAGTTCGTCGATGAGGTGGTTGAATCCGAGGTCGGCTCCTAATTGATTATCATTGGGGCGATAGAACGGAGTATTGGGATCTAACTTATTGATCCAATCCTCATTTAAGTTAGAGCTACCGAAGTTTTGATAGGTTGAGGCGGGTTCAGCCCTTAAGCGGCTATCTGTAGCGGTCTCCCATTTATTAGCGAGAGGATAAATAGGACCTTGTTCTCCAGCTAAACCTTCAGCTGGGAACCCTAATTCAGTTCGACGCCTTCGAGTAGCAGGACCAGCTTCAACCGTAAAGGGCTCTACGTTATAGTGCAACACCCCTCGCTCCGCCAACGCTCGCAAAGGATCCTCCGGAGTTGCCATTTCGTTCTTGACGTACCGAGTGAGAGGCTTGTCGATCCATTGGTTGATGGGCCATTCAGGACGCGCTCTTACCTGTTCTGGAGTAAGTAGTCCCTTTTCAATCATCACTTGCCCATTATCTATCAATCCTTTCTTCAATCCCTTCAAAGCACCTTCCACCGAACCGCTCAACCAGTTACCGCCTTTGTTCTTGATTACTCCCAACGCTCCTATCATTGGAGCAGCACCTTTCAGCATCATGGCGATCTTCGTCGGGATACCTGTACCGATGAGATCATCCGGACTGATCATAGGCGCTTCAAGCGGCGGCTCTTTCTCGTACTCCGGTTGCCAACGCTCGCCGGTAGAGGGTTGTGACATCACGGAGGCTTTGCGAGCCGCTTCAGCTTGACGCTGAGGAAGAGATTCAGCATAGCGAGCTAAGACACCGCGATTGGTGGAACCTCCCTGGGCGAAGCTGAACTTAGCCAACCCATCTTCTATCTTTTCATTCATCCCTTGCTTGCGGTAGAACCCTTCTTTTCCCGGCATAGCATAAAGGCTAGTGGGTGCCTCCCGAGTAGAGCGAGCATGATCCATAAGCGCCGTACCCACTCCTTGACGCTGTTTAGCCACTGCGACATTAGGGATATAGCGTGAGTCACCCTTATTCACCAACTGGTACGCACCCACCGGCTCTTCATTAGCCATCATCACTCTAGTACGAATATCTGGATAGCTTTCGACTGCGCGACGCATGTCACTAAAGATTACTCGATCTTCTGGGGTGACGGAACTACCCACCTTCAACCAGGGCTTAAGGATCTCATCTAAGGCTTCTCGATCTAAGGGTGAGCCACCTAGTTCTCGCACGGTCATACCCTTAGGTAGCGTACGCAAAGCGGGAGCTATGGTTTCGGACGTATCCCTAACCAGGGTCTTAGCTGAAGGAACCCCTACAAGTCCAGAAAGGATGGAAGCTAATTCGGCTTTGTTATAGGTATCTTGAGCCTCTGGGTACATTACACTGGGTTCGTCACCTATCCCGGTGAATCCAGTTAGAGCCGCCTTAGTATTGGCGAACTCTTCATTCAGTGACTCCTCGCTAGGTATCCCCTTTTGACCCTTGGGTAGACGTGCCTTACCCCCTTCAGCATAGGTTTGATTAAAGGCTTTAGCCCAGGGATTAGTCATGACGGAACCTCAAATAGGATTCCGCCTGATTATAAGCTATTCGTCTTGGGAAGGCAACTCTGTAACTTTCTTCGGCTTACTGATAGGTCTTACCGGATACAGCGGACACTTGGTCACGGTACAGGCTTCCACTTGCTGACGCCAGTTACCCGCTCCTTTGTCTTGGTCATCGTAAATACAGTCTTTACACGCATCGTTAATAGCTCCACGAAGGCTCAGCTTGACTGTTCGGCTGGCCGTCTCGCCACCTTCTTCGGCTTCGTCTTCTTGTTCAATAGCGTCGTGTAGGTGCTGTTGCAAAGTAGTCATAGATCCTCCTTGTAAAGCGTTATTATACCCGGTTAGCACGCATAGGGATTCATTCTCGAAGCCTTGGATTTATATTCCACTTCTTCTATCAAATCCTCATCAGCTTCCGGCATCTCCAGCTGTCCTCCATCCCGCAAGAAGGCTAACGCTTGAGTATAGGTATCTACATAGTCGTCATGCTCCGCATTGGGGAATATCTCTACTTGGTCAATAAAAGGTTTAGCCCAGGTGATGAACTTTCCTGGGTTCTTGTTGGATTCAAGGATGTAGATGTTGTCTAGCTCGTGTACGGCGGATACGGCATGGGCTCTAGCCACCTTGGACATCCTACCCGGATTGTATGGTATGGCGGGTATACGAGCTCGACGTAAGTCCTGAAGGATACTGATACCCGAAGACTTGTTCTCCACCAGCACGGCGTCAGCCTTCTTGCCTGAACGCTCCGAGGTCTTACCATACAGAGAGTGCCAGTCTTCCAACACCTTCTTGCGGAAGTCGGGATAACCCAGGTGATCATCCCATGCGTCTAGTAGGATAGCTCCACGGATACCTCGCTCCTCGAAGATACCCCACACCGTACAGGCGCTCGGGTCATTGTTGGAGGTAGCATCGTCATCGTATGCTCCATCATAGCTCTGTACCACGTACTCAAATACAGGCAGCTTCCAGGACGTAGGCCATAGTTGAAAGTGTTTGATCTTCAGGATACCACCACCCGCTGGAGCCGGACGCTGTTGCATCTGACCCGCATAGGCTGATTCACCGAGGGTCTTCTTGTATGCTTCTACCGTCTTAGGTCCGAAGCGTTCTGGGAACATCAGCTCACCTTCCACCTTACGGGGGTCCGTGAAGCCTATCGAGGTTCTACAGGATCTAGCACTCTCGTATTCCATGGGTAGCATCAGGTGCTCATAACCTAACATCTCTTTCAAGATGATACCACTAGGATCCTTCTCATGGAGTCGCTGCATGATAACCACGATAGCAGACTCATCGTTATTGACGCGAGTGGGTAAGGCCTCACGAAAGGTGGATTCACATGCTTGTAGCGCGGCCTCACTGTTAGCATCGTCCACGCTCAATGGATCGTCCAAGGTTACTCGGTCACCGCGAGAGCCGGTCATGGAGGTGAAGGCCATAGCCTCACGGAAGCCGGTCTTGTCATTCTCATTCAGTCTAACTGGTACCAGGAACGCTGGCCTATCATGTTGATGGGAGACCAGAATGCCAAGACTAAGTTCGAGAATGACAAGACCGG